CTACCCGATCCAGCCGAAAGGCGGATCTTGGTCTGCCTTGGCCAGCCGGTTCCCCCGGACCTTCTCCTGCCACGCCAGGATCTCGGCCACATCCTCCCGCAGCCTGTCCTCGTGCCTGGTCACCCACAGCTCGGCCCCTGCCCGACCCTGCTCGTAGCTGCTGCACCAACGGAACGGCCCGCCGGGGCCATGCCGATGCCGGTCCAGCGAGGCGATCCAGATCCCGTCGTTCACCCGCTGGGCCATAGCCACCACCCACACGCTGTGGCAGGCGATCACGGTCAGCGGGTCATTCGGCAGGCTGGCGGACCTGGTCGTCCAGCGGAAGTCGGCGGGGAGCGGCATGGCCTGGAGGATACGGCCGGCCGTCGCAGATCCTGCGAACGGACCGCCCACCTCCATGAACCGTTCGGATTTGGCCAGGTCTGCCTACAATGTCCCATCACCACGGAGCCCCTACATGCGACTGCTCGCCTTGATCCTCTGCCTCCTCCTGTCCGCACCAGCTGCCGCTGAGCTGGTCACCGTGGCCGGCACTGTCCGCCAGGACCCCAACAACCCGAAGGTCTGGAGCTTCGTCAGTGACGCTGCCCACACCCCGGTCGGCTTCAAACCCACGGTAGAGGCCAACGGCACAGACCTGGTTCTGCGGTTCGGCGAGAAGTTCAAGCGCGTGGTCAGCGTGGTGGCCGGGCCAGACGAAACCTTGGCTTCGAGGTATGGCCTTTCGGTGGGAGCCTCGGTCAACCAGGACGCGATCGCGCTGCGCATGTCGGTGACCCGCTCCATCACCGGCAAGGTCTGGTATGACAAGGGCACGTGGCGGCACCTGATCCAGAGCTTCACCGGCCCCGTCGCGGCCCCGACCCCGACGTTCGCGCGTGGGAACCTGACCGTGCGGCATGACGTGGTACCGGGCAGCGGCCTGACCCTGACCGGCTGGACCCGCAGCGGCGCTGCAGTGCCGAGCATTCCGATGGTCCGCACCGTGGATGGCGACACCTTCGACGCCTCCTTCCTTGGCGCCAACGGCTCGCTGGAGATGGTCCCCAGCGAACACATGTCCCTGATCTACAACAAGGCCGTATCCACGCAGGTGCGGGCTGACGGCGGCAACGGTTCCGGCGAGTTCGCGCTGGCCGAGGGCAACATCTGGGTCATCGGGGTCATGGAGCGCTAATTGGCCTCCATGATCCCCAGAACCCACAGGTTCCCATTCGACAGGGGCAGGCCAGCGGTTGCCCCCGTGTTGTCCAGGCGCACCGCCGCGTTGATGCTCTTGCGGTAGGTGAACGCCATCTGGTTGTCGGCCACCGTGTTGAACGCGGTCCGCTCGGCGTTCGGGAAGTTCACCACGAACGATACCGGGCTGATCGCGCGCTTCAGCGACACATCCCAAGGCACCACCGCGCCGTCGATCGACCAAGGCGTGAGCATGGCGGGGTTGTTCGTGCCGTAGACCGGCTCATGGTCGACTTGCAGGTTGCCGGCGCTCCAGGTCGGCGGCGGTCCCTCAAGGTTGGCCACGCCCATGCTGGTCATCTTGTGCCGCCAGACGCCAGCGCCTTCGTACCACACCTCGCCGGCGACCTCTTTGTTGATGGAGAGGTTGATCGCCGCCGCGTTGGTGTTCACCGACGAACCGCAGGAGACGCCCAGCTGGCTGGCCAGGTACTCGTCGGGCACCACAATGAACGTGATGATCCGCTTGTAATTTTCCTTGAAGTTGATCACCAGGTTTGCCGCCGTGGCCACCACATCGGCCGGCGAGGTCAGCATGCCGACGGGAACGTGCAGATCGTCACTGATCCACGCCCACTGGCTTTGGTCGACCGCATCCTGTCGGAGCGTGCCCGCGAGGATGCGGATGCGGCCCGTTGCGATCTCGGGGATAAAGGCCTGGCCACCCCATGAGCCATCGCCGGCGACGAACGGCCGGCCTGCTGCCGCAGCGACCGCCTGCTCGAAAGTGGCGTAGTCGGCCGGAGAAACCGTCTGGCGCAGCTTGGCCATCACCGAGAGGATCAGCGCCCCGAAGCCGGAGTTTTGCCATCCGATCATGTTAGATCCACCCGGCGCCGCGAACTCGGTGGGTAGATAGTTTTCGATATTGGTTCCAGCGCCGTTCCAACGCAGAGCCCACATTGGCTTCGGCGTCGGAAGGAACGGGCTCACGCCCCCGCCTACCTCGATGGGCAGCTTGATGTTCCCGTCAGCCGTCTGCTGCATCTGCATGACGCGATAGTCGAACGCATCCTCATGGATCTCGGGGAGAAAGGCGCCTTGGTTCGTGATGTCGGTGGGCTGATCCAGTGGAACGACACGCACAATGAGAATGCTGATCCCATCAGCCGGTGCCGTGTTAAAGGTCACGCTGGTCTGCTTTCCGCCCATGCCAGACACAACATATTCCGACGACGGCACCACTTCGAACGGCGGCTCAGTCCCGGTGAGCACCTGAATGTGGCTGTCCTGGAACGCACGCGGTCCAGTGAACGTTCTGGCAACACCATTGCCAAAGTATTCTTTGCGGCGGTCGTCTGCAGAAATGGTCATGGTTGTAGTTCTCCAAAGTGGTTGGATCGACGACGGGGAAAACCATTACGGTCCACTGTCGCTACTGCTCGTCCTTGGGTCGGCGGTACATGAGGTATGCGGCCGCCTCGGCAGGGTTGTCTGGCGTGTACTGGCCGGTGCCAACGTCGTAGAGGTATTCACCGGTGGTCAGCATCTGGTTACTAGGGATGCCGGTCAGCGGGCCCGCCGCACGCACGCCGGTCTTGATCAGCTTTTCCGCATCAGGTTCGTCATCGTCGGCAATCCAGTCCCGGCCTTCCTTCCAGGCGGCTTGGCCGAACTTCGCCAGCGCAACGCCTGCATCCACGATCGGATTCGGGCGGCCCATGCTTGGTTTACCCTCGATCGCCGCATCGATGCCACCGGCCACATCGCGCAGTAGCGGGATGGTCTGGAAGGGGAACAGCAGAGTCTTTCGTGCAAGCCAAGCGCTCCAGTCGTCCCAGCCCTTTTCGTCGTCGTCGCCACCATCCGGACCGCGCATCATCAGCAGCTCGAACACCGCGTTGGACAGCACGCCGGCCGAAAGCCAGGTGCCCAGCGCCCGGGCCGGGGACTGCACGCGCCCCAGGTACAGCCCACGCAGGCCCGATTCCTGCAGACGGTTGTTCATGATGATCATCGGGCCGATGAACATGCGCACCCATTTGTAGCGCGGGTCACGCTCGGCAGCACTGAGGTCCTTCGGCGCACCGGCCTGCTGGGTGGTGCGGATGGACTTGTCGGCCAAGCGCACCGCCTCGTCGATGCTGACGCCCTGCGCTTGGGCCTGCTGGTAGCGGCCCAGCCAGATGGCGCGCTCGGCCAGCGGAACCGTCCAGCGGTGCACCTCCATGGCCATCTTCATCGCCGCCGCGCGGATGCCACGCTTCCCCGACAACTTCCCCAGCACCACTTGATAGGACGAATCCAGCGAATTGGCGCGCTCTTCCATGTATGGCGACAGCGAGTGGATCATCTCGGTCATCTTGCCCGGGCTGCGGTAGTACGCCGCATAGCCGGTGGCCAAGTACTTCGGGTCGACGCGCGCCGCCGCCTGGATGGGTGCCACCACGGTGTTGGCGAACACCAGCGGCAGCCGGAAGCCCAGCGCGGCCACGGCGGTGTTGGTCAGCACAGCGTCGCCAATCTTCTCGGCCATGCTGGAGCCCGGTTCCGACACCGAGGCACCGCGCACAGCATTCTTCACGCTGCCGTGCAGGGCGTGATACGCCCCTTCCGACAGCCGCTGCTGGATCAGGTTCTTCAGCTCCTGGTCTTCCAGGACCCGCAGCGCCTGCTTCACGTAGCCCCGGTGCGAGACGTCGGTGATCACGTCATTGAGGTGGCGCGACAGCACGCGGTGGTAGTCCAGCAGCATCGGCGCCGCATACTCGGTGCGTTCCTTGGTGTGGCCCTTGCTGGTCATGGCGCGGCTGAAGGTACCGCCCATGATCTGTTCCTCGGCCGCCCGCGCCTGCTTGACGCCGCCAGCACCTGCGCGCGGGTCGTACACCGCTGGGTAGTACCCGCCGCGCAGGCTGACCGTTGAACCATCGGCCGCGGTGAAGATCAGCGGCATCGGCTCGACCTGTTCGGGCGCAACGCCCGACAACCGGCGCTGCTGCTCCACGATGTCCGGCCACAGGCTGTTCACCGCATCCCAGATGCCCTGCACCATCTGCGCGTCGGCCGGCGTGAGGTGGCCGAGCATTTCCGCGATGTTCTGCGGGGTGAACTGGACCACTTCGGCGTTCTTGCCGATGAACCCGCCGCGCATCAGCTTGTCGCGGTTGCCGGCGTTTCCCATGTTCAGCGCCACCGCCACGATCGTGTTCCTCGACAGCGACCGCCCCAGGCTCGGCACGTACACCAGGCGGTTGAGGTCCGCTCGCTGCGCCGGCGTCAGGGCCTTCATCGTCTGCTCCAGCATGCCGCCGACGCGGTTGCGCAGCTCGATGCGCTGCTGCTGCGCTGCCTCGGCCTGGTTCCAGAGGAAATCGTGCCACGGCCCGGTCTCGCCACCGTCCAACCACTCGACCACCGTCTCCGGACGCAGCACCCAGTCCATCAGGCCGACGTAGGTGGCGCCCACCTTCTGCATCGCCGTCAGGTCCGCATCGGAAAGCGGCAGCGGCTTGCCCTCGGCGATCGCTCCACGGATTGCGCCGGCCAGCTCGGCCTGCGCGCTCTCCCAGTCGCGCTGGTCCTTGTTGCTCAGCAGCTTGTTCTTCAGCTTGGCCAACCGCGCGATGTTGGTCACTGCGTCGTGCAGCTCACGGAACTCGGCAATCGGCAGGTCGGCGTAGTTGGTCACGCTCTCGGCCTCGACCCTGGCCAGCAGCGCATCGCTTACCGCTGTCAGGTCGTCGTCGGCCTGGCGCGCTTCGACCCATTGGCGCAGGCTCTGCCGGCGCGCAACGGCCCGACCGGACACGTCGCGGAACTCGTAGGCGTCGGCGATGGTGTCCATGGCCTCCAGATAGTCGGCGCCGGCCTTGCCCAGACGCTCGCGAGCCTGCGGGGTCATCTGCCGGCGGATATAGCCGACCTTCGACTCGACCTCCTGCTGCACCGAACGGGCCTCAGCGAACAGCGCAGCGTTCAGGGCCTGCTGCCGCTTCGCCTGCAGCGCATCGGCGTACTTCCCTGCTGCCGCTGCCTGCGACGCCGCCCGGGCTGCCTTGCGCTCCGCCACCAGGAAGTCGTTCGGGCGGATCTGCCGCGCAGTCTTGCCGGCGATCACCGCCTCGGCCACGGCCTTCAGCTCGCGGCGATTCGGGCGCGGCTCCTTGGCCAGGTCCGCCAGCACGCCCATCTCGCGGTCCAGCAACTGGATCTTGCGGCTGCCGTGCACCGCGTCCAGCGCCCGCTGCGGCAGCGTGCCGTCCGTCATCGGGTCACCGTGGCGGGCCTGCATGCGCGCATCGGCCTCCGCGCTCACACCGGCCAGGGTCTGCCGAACAGTCCACAGCCCCTGCACCAGCTCGTCGGCGGATGTGAAGCCCAGCAGCGTGGCCACCTCTTCGGGATGGGTGCCGCCCTTGCGGGCATAGACCCGGCCCATCTTGTCGAGCAGGCCATCGCCGTAGGTAGCCGCAAGCACCGCGCGATCCAGCTTCAGCCCCTGCAGCTGCTCCGGCACGGGCTCGCCGGCGGCCTCCTTGCGCCCAGTCAGCACCCGGTAGGCGCGCACGATCGGCGTGGCCTCGACCTCAGCCTCGACCTCGCTACGGATGGTGGCCAGCTCATCCTTCCACCAGCGTTCCCGGGCGCGAGCATCGGCCTCCTGCAGCTGGGCCATGACATCGGCCTCGGCCTGCTCGCGCGCCGCGGCGATCTGCTGCTGGTAGTCGGCGAACTGGCGCTCGCTCATACCGAGCGCCTGCGCCTCCGCCAGGTCGCGTGCGATCGGCTCAGAGCCAACGCGGGCCTGCGCAGCATCGATCTCCTCCTGGCTGGCCAGCATGCGGTCGAACACGCCGCGCACCTCGTCAGTCAGCTCGACGTCCAGATTCCGCAGGCTGCGGTAGACGCCGAGGATCCACTGCTTGAACTGGCTGAACACCGACTGCAGCTCCGGAGTCGGCGCCTTGCCCTCGCCCAGGTACGCCTCGAAACCACGGGCGAACTGTTCGTGCTGGTCGACCCCGATCTGGTCCGCAGACTCGACGCCGAACCACTTCAGCAGGGCGTCCAGATCGGAGCGGATCTGCGGCGATGCATCCTCCGCCGTGGCCAGGTCGCGGTAGACCTCCAGGAAGAAGTGCCCGGATTCGTGCAGGAACGTGGACAGGTCCGCCTCCCTGAACAGGCTGATCTGCATGGACCGACCCGGTCCAATCTGAATCTGGCCCCGGGGAGCCGCCTCGGAAGACTGGAAGAACGGCCGGGCGTTGAAAGCCGGCAGGACCTCTGCTAGCGTCAGCGCTGACGTCGGCAGACCGCGGGTACGCAACTCGGACTCGGCCGTGCCGGCCCGCTCCATGGCACCGACGTCAGACCCCGATTGGCCCAGCGATTCGCTGCCGAGGCCGTCGGGGTTTCCTATTTCAAAGCCCTCGAAATCGTAGGCGCGACGCACACCGTCGTTGCCGACGCGGTACACCAGGCGCACCGGATACACCTGACCGTCGTACTGCACTGCGGATGCGGCGTAGGCGTAGGCCACACTCTTGTCTTCGGTATCGACCGACGTCGCATGGACCGGCGCAGATTCGACCAGGGCCGGCAGCGTTCGCACAACGGCTTGGCGCAGCGGATCCCGTCGACCCTTGGACAGGGCTTTCTTGCGGCCGCGCGATGCAAACCGGACAGGCTGGCCATCCGGTGCAATGACCTCGATGCCGTCCTGCTGCGTGCGCAGCAGCTCGTTCGACTCGGCGAACCACTCGGACGGGTTGCCGGTGGTTGGCTCCAGCTCGATCACCGGCACCGGCGTTTCCGGGGCGAGGCCGGTCGGCACTTCGTCCGTGCGGGTCGGCTGGAACAGGATGTCTCCGGCCGTGACCTCTTGCACATCGGCCGGCGGCCTGTTGGCGTCGGTAGTCACCTCCGGTCGGCCGAACAGGCCGCGCAACACGTCCCTACCCCGCTGCATCAGCGTGCGCGGCTGTGTATCGGCGCCATTGACCGGCGCCTCAGCGGCATCAATGCCGGCCGCGTAGCGCTCGTACAGCGCCACCGGATCCTGCCCAGTGACCTCGCCCAGCCGGCCGAACATGGCGCCCCATAGCTGCGCTTGGCTCTCGGCCTGCGCTGTGGTGTAGCGTTCGGTCCCCACCAACTGCGCCATGACCGACTGCTGTACCTGCGCACGGGCATTCGCCGCGGTCGCATCCGGTGCAGGTGCATCCAGCGGCACACCCAGCTCGCGGGCCATCGCATCGATGTCGAGCGTTTCCAGCTCCGCCGGCGACAGCCCGTCGGCAGTGGTGCGGGCATTGCGCAGGATCTCGTCGCGGTTCGGAAGCCGCGGCACGGCGGCCATCCACTCCGCCATTGGGATCACCACCTGGCCGGTGGCCAGCTGCTCCGCCAGCGCCGACTCACCGCCGACCATGTCCTGCAGCACCTGCGGTGCGGACTGGAACAGCGTCTGTGCCTGCTCCGCATCCAAGTACACACGCGCGTCTTCGCCCGCCACCTGCGCGGTAAGCGCCTTCATGTCCTCCGGCGAGCGTTCGCCCAGCTTCAGCTCGCCCGCAAGCTCGGTCGCGGCGCGCAGCCGGTCGTTGCTCTGGCCCGACTGCATCACCTGGCCCAGGCGCTCGTTGATCCACCGCACCTGCCCGGACGCGCGCGCGGCCCGGTAGTTGGCATGCACCTCGACCGCACCGGTGGGGACCTCGGCCAGGCCCTCCATGATGATGTCGCCCCATTTCAGGCGTTCCTCGGTCAGCAGCTGCGCCGTGGCCTCGCCAGCAGCGCCGCCACCCAGCTGCACGCCAGCCTCGGCACCCGTGCGGAGAATGGCCGAGGACGCGCTGCGGCGGGCGTTGTTGATGAAGTGGCCGGCCACGCCGGCGGTCAGCGCGTCGAACACGCCGATGGCCACGCCGCGCTTGGCGGCCTTGTCGCGCGCGGCGGCCATCTTTTGCGGGTCACGCAGGAACTGGCCTACCGCATAGGCGTCGGTCGGGTCGACCTTCGCGTCCTGCATGGCGTCGGCGATGCTGGCGCCGAACTCGGTCAGGCCCGAACCGGTGCCGGCCGAGGCTGCAGTTACCACGCGGCTACCACCGCCGGTGGCTGCGGTCAGCGCCAGCCCCGGGGCGCCCATACCGATCGACTGGCCCAGGGTGACGGCGATGGCGCCCAGCGTGTCGGTGCCGCCACCGGCCAGCTCCCGCACAGCACCGGTGAAGCTGCCGGCCTTGTTCGCGCGGTCGAACGCCTGGAATCCGCGGTCGGTGCTGGCGCTGGTCACGTCTGCGGCCTGTGCCCGCCGTTCCTGGTCTGCACGTAGCGCCGCCTCCTCGGCCGAACGGTCGGTGGTCAGGCGTCCGGTCGCGGGGTCCATCACCGCCGGGCCATCGGGCAGCAGGGAAAGCGCATTGGCCTTGCCGCGCTGCCAGCCGCTGACGATGCCGCCGATGACCTGCTCCAGGATGTTCGGCTCGGCAGTGGCGCGGGCCTCGCCGGTCACCAGCGAATTGGCATAGGTCGCCAGCTTCGGGGCCTCGTCACTGGCCAGCGACATGCGCCGCGGATCGCTCAGGAAGTCGCCTACGTGCGGGGATGCCCGGCCGGCGTCGTCGATCTCCTGACGGCGTGCATCCTGCTCGTAGTCGCCCAGGTTCGCCGCGACCACGCCGAAGGGCTGCCCCATCTGGTCCGACAGCTTGTTGGCGCGTGCCGCGTCGTCAGGCTTCTGCGTGGTACCGGTGTAGGTGCTACGGAGCGTGGTCTGGCGGTTGCTCTCGATCTCGTCCGACAGCTCGTCGAAGCCATCCAGCAGGTTGTCGATCACTTCTTGGCTCCTTGGCTCTTGCGGGCGAGGTACTGGGTAACCCAGGCATCGGTGGGCGGCCGCCCGTACTTGTCGGCATAGGCGCCCCGCACCGCGTCGCGGTCGGCCTGACTTACCTGCAGGTCGAACTGCGCCGCGCTGCTGTACAGGCCCACCTTCACCTTCGGGTTGTTCTTGAACTTGCCGTCCTTCTCCTGGATCGCGCCGAGACGGCCGGCCTGCAGGTTCTGGGCAAACTGCTTGGCCGTGGCCGATAGCAGCACGTCCGCCTGCTCAGGGGTCGGCTTCTTGCCTGTGGACTGCACGAACGCTGTTTGTGCGTTCTGATAGGCAATGCGGAACTCGCCGCGCAGTGCGTCGCGCGGGGCATTCTTCGCCTGCGACCCGTTGCCAGAGACGTCCGTGTTCTGTCCGAATCCAAGCATCTGGAAACCACGCTCCAGGCGCTGGTTGTCGGTCATCCAGTCCGCGCGTTTGGCCGGATCGTTCGCCTTGGTCTGGTCGTCCGCCAGCGCCTTCAGCGTCTTGCCGCTGAGCTTGTCGGCGTACTGGCCGAGCGGCAGCTTGGCGAACTCGGTGGGCTGCAGGGCCTGCATTCGCTGCAGGCTGTCCAGCGTGGCCGGGTCATCTTGGATCACGGCACCGTCGGCAACCAGCCTGCGGTAGCGGTTGATGGACTCGCTCAGGCTCGAATCCTGCCCCACCAGCGCCAGCTCGGAGGGAGCCAGCACCTGCGACAGCGGCACGCTCGCGCCGGCGGCAGCCACCTTGTCGTAGATCGACATGGCCGCGGCCTTCTTCGCCTGCTCCAGGCGGTCCTTGCGCTGTGCGTAGATGTCGCGCAGGTAGCCCTCGGCAGCAGACCGCTGGTCCGGCGGCATCGTGCGCGGGATCGCGGCAATGGCATCCGCCAGCGTCGAGGGCGCGACATTTGCGGCGGCGGCGACCGTAGCCCCGGATGCCGTATCCGGCCCACCGGCAGACGCCCAGCGCGCAGAGCGGCCCATGACTTCGCGAACATACAGCGCCGTCTTCGGGTTCTGCGTTGAGCGTCCTCGGTTCACCACCGCATCAGCGCCACCTTCCCCGGCGAAGTGCGCCGCAATGGCGAAGGCCCGGCCGCCCTTGGCCAGCCGTTCCTTGTACTCGCGCGCGGCGCGGCGGGCCGAGGCGGTGGCGTCCTTGCGGTCGATGCCGCCGGCGCTGGTGGCGCGGTATTGGAAAAGGCCGGTGGCCTGGTCGCCGTCGTCCAGAACCTCGCGGTTCACTGCGTCGGCGCGGAAACCCGATTCCTGCTCGGCAAGCGCGTACAGGTCGGCCCGGCCAGCTGCGTCCAACCCCTCGGCCTTCGCTGCGTCATCGATCGCCTTGGCCACCGCTGCCGAGGGCACGCCGCGCGCTTCCGGCGCCGGCAGTGGCTCGACAGCGCCACGACCATCGGCCAGCGACTGGGCCAGCTCGTAGGCCGCGCGGTCCTTCACCACCGGGTACAGGGTGCGCTCGACCTGCGCGCGATCCTCCGGCGCCATCTGGTCCGCATAGCGGTGGTAGTAGTCCTCCGCCGCGAACGGGTCACGGGTGGCCATCGCCGCGGCCGTCTGCTTGCGCACGGACGAAACGATGCCGCGCTCGCTGGCCTTGATCGCCTCAGCGCCCATGCCCTGCGTCTGGTAGGCGGCACTGGCGATGCCGACGGCCTCCTGCAGGCGCACGTCGGCCAGGCCGAAGTCGCCAGACATGCCAGCGCTTACTGCGTCCTGGCCGATGTTATCGATCGTGGCCTTGCGCTCGGTAGCCTCGTAGGCGCTGTACTCGCGGTCGGCGTAGTTGTTGAGCCGGCCCTGCACAGAGTCGCGGAACGAGAACGACACCTGGTCGAACCGCTGCTGCTGCTCTGGCGTCAGGCGGCCACGAATGGACGACACACGCTGGTCGAGATCACCCAGCAGCGCGTCGTGCGCCTGCAGGGCGTTCTTGCCCTGGTACTTGGCGACGCCGTCGGCGTTGGCCGGGTTGAAGGTTCTTCCCTCCCAGTCCGACAGCTCGCGCCGCGCCTCCATGACGGCAGTCAGGTCGGCGCGCTGCTTCTGCTGCTGGAACAGGTCGGAAGCGGCCTGGCCAACGACACCTGCGGTTCGGGTCAGCGGCGACAGGTCGACCTGTGCGGTGTTGCGGACCTGTGGGCCAAGCTCGGCCTGCACCTGCGGCCCACTGGTGCGAGGGATCAGGGTCGCCATTTCACAGCCCCCAGCCGCGCGAGATGCGCGCGTTGTTCCGCCCGATGATGCTGTTGGCCTGGGCCGACAGATTCCCACTGTCCGCACGCCTCATGCCGCCCAGGCCCATGCTGGCCGCGCTGGCGAGCGATCCCAGGATCGTGCCGGTTGCCTGCGCATTGCCGCTCCAGCGCGCCAACTCGCCCTGCGTCCGCTGGTTCTGGGCCTGCGCGTTGAATCCCCAAGCCTGACGTGCAGCGTTCATGCGGATCGTCTGCTGGTCGACCTCACCGAACATCGCGGTTTCGCCAAGGATGTCCGCTGGCGTGCCGAGCGTGGGGTCGATGTTGTTGGCAGCGATCGCAGCGCGCTGCTGACCCATCACAGCGCGGGTGCGCCATGCCTGTTGCTCCATTTCGCGGGTGGCCATTGCATTGCTGGCATCGGCATCCTGCTGCGCCAGCACCGCGTTGTTCTCGGCGATCTGCGCATTGGCCTTGCCCTGCTGGTTCTGCACGTTGGCCTGGTAGGCGCCGGTGACGAGGGTGGTGGCGAACAGTGCCACGGCCGGATTACACATTGTCGGCACTCCAGTAGAACGGGATGAAAGGGGCGCTGTCCGGTCCAATCGGCACCGGCGCTCGGAAGTGGAAGCCCAGCCAGTGAAGCCAGCGCTGCGCGGCGGTATTGCGCTGGTCCACCACGTTGAACAGCATCGAGGGGAACGCCTGCTGCATGCGTGCCAATGCCGGCCTGGACAGGCGCAGCAGCTCCTTCTGGACGGCCAGCGGATTCAGACCCGTCGAGCCGACCATCCAGGGTGTGCCGATACCGCCCAGGATCGAGTACGGGGTCGCTCCGAACATGCACACCGGTACGCCGCGCACCATCGCCGTCCATGCCTCAGCGCTCCCGGCCAGGCCGCGATGCAGCGCCTCGGAAGGGGTAGTCCGCGCGCAGGCCCACAGCTCCAGCACGTCGGCTGGTCTCGCTGCGGAGGCTATCGCCTCGATGTGCGCCGCTGCTGCCGGCACCAGCTCCGCGGAAACCCTCATGCCGACACGTCCACGTTTGGCATCAACGACAGGATCTCCATTGGCAGCGGATCGTCGCTGACGATGTGGAACTTGCCGCGGTCACGCCCCCAGGCGCATGACATGTTCTTCCGCAGCACGCCGGTGTAGGCGTTCGTGGGCTCGTCGTAGTCCTCGAACTCGCGCTGTGCAATCGGGTCCAGCGTGTCAAGCTCTGTTCCAACGAACACCCCACGGGTGTTGCGCACCAGCAGCGCCACCTCGAAGGTCAGCTTGTTCATGGGCCGCAGTGGCTCTCCACCGCTGGCGTTCACTTCCAGCGTCTCGATATGAGCGGTATAGGGCAGCCCGATGTGCACGACGCCGCCGGGGCGCTGCAGCTGCACCTTGCCGGACACAACTTGCAGATCGCGTTCGACATTGCCATCCACCAGCGCTACCACGCTCTTTCCCTCCAGGTGCTCGAAACCGGAGATCAGGTCGCGCTGGAACGTCCAACTGCTGATCGGAACGTTGCGCAGTGCCACCGGCACCGTGCCGATGGATTCAAGCGTGGCCACGGCAACGCCGCCGACCGTCATCACCCTCGCGCGCGCGCTGACGTCGCCGAGGGAGAACTTCAGGATATCGCCCGGGTCACGCACTCCGTCGAATGCCGGCGCGCTCGCCGTCACGGTGATTGGCTGACCTTCCTCCCAGCCGCTCGCTGCCGTAAGCGTCATGGTGACGGCGGAGGTGTTGCGGCCGTCGTACGTCAGCAAGCTGTCCGCATACTTCGAATCGACGATGTCCGCATACTCGGTAGGAGCCAGCTGCTCGATGTACTGCACCGGCTGTCCATCGATGATGCGGCGCACCAGCACATAGACCTCCGTCTCCATCTCGCCGGGCAAGCAGCACACGTCAAGGATTTCGCCATCCGTTTCATGGCGATGCCAGCCTGTGACCTCCTGCTCCGGCATGTAGGTGCAGCCGACCAACACGCCATCGCTACGGGGCATCCACAGGATCGGCCACGGTGAAGTGCTGTATTCCAAGCCGGTGAAGGAGTAGCCCTTGATCAGGTGGTCGGCCCAGATGCTGATGTCGTTGCCGCGGAAGCCGTCCTTTTCGAACTGGTAGGCCAGGTCCCGAACCCGCCTGCCCTGCCCCTGCTGGAAGATTGCCGACTCGCCGAGAATGCGTGCCTGCAGCGGGCCGGTACCATAGTTGGACTGTGGCTTCACGCCGATAGTGCTTGGCGTCACGACACCATCTTGGCCGCCAGTGACCTTCCATTCCCCGCCCGTGGTCAGCACCAGCATGCTGTCCAACGGCACCAGGTCCATGATCGCGTTGACCTGGCGTGCGTTGATGGTGAATGACACGGCATCGCTATCCACGATAGGAGAGCTACGGCCAAAGTTGTTGTAGTCGCCGATGTTGGACGCCCAGATCGTCTGCGGGTCGCCAGCAGTGCCGGCGAACCACAATCGATCACCGTAGAACTCGGCCTCGCGCGGATACCCGAACCGAGGCGACCATGCACCAACGGACCAGACGTTCGTGCCGCCGCGACCAGATGCGCCGTACTCCGACACCACAATTGCCGCCCCGGTTGCCGGGGCCTCATAGAAACTGATGGTGTCCGCCGAGGCGTTGACAGTCCAGCCCTGTACCATGTCGGTCTCCTAAGGCTTCACTTCTTGAATGTTGTGCGTGGCTACGAACACGCCAGGCACCTCGCCGGCGAAGTAGCACTGATCGCGCACGCTGATCTTGGCCACTGTGCGGATGCCCACCGGCTGCAGATCGACGACCTTTTCCCACCGCAGCGCGTCATCACGCATCACCAGCGCCTGCTCGCCCAGCATCATTGGCAAGCGGACGCAACGTCCGTCGCGGAGGGTCATAGGCGTGGTGGTCGAGGCGACCACGGCGGCGCCGCTTTCCGTCACCAACCGCAGGCATTCGGCGGCTCCCGCACGGTTGGCCTGGACGGCGAGCTCGACCACTGCCGGCGCCTCCGGCTGATCGTTGTAGCAGGACAGCAACTCACCCACAGCAATCTCGTCCGCGCGCCGTCCGTCGGTCAGGAACGAGGCTGCATCGACGCACCACTCGTCCTCTGGGTTACCCGCGTTGGGGTTGCCGGCGACAGGCACGCCATCGATGGTCACCGTGTAGGAGGCCTGGCTGGTCGAAGTCGCGCCGGCGATCGGGAACGAAACGGAGGAACCGTCGCCCGTCAGGTTCCAGGTTGTACCCGGCGTCGGCGCAGTACCGGTGATGCTGTCTGGAATCCGCTCGATCACCGTGGCGTTGACCTGCTTGGTCGTGATGAATGAATCGATCTTCAGGATGCCGAAGCCGCCATGCACGTATTCCCATTCAACGCCGACCACGTAGTCGTTGACGTTGTCGAACTTCTTGTCCTGCGGGCCGTCGAACGCCCGTCCGCTGTCGTGCACCGGACGAACGCCACCGCAGACGTAGTACGGCGTCCCGGTGAGGCCGGTCACGTCTGGGACGCTGACGCAGCGATAGACCTTCTGGTCGCTGCGCCGGTAGGCATTCAGCGGCACGTTCTTCTCAGCAGCAACCCAGGGCTTTACGCCCCGCAGCTCCTGCTCTTCCATGTAGACCAGCGACCCGACCATTGCCTCGCTGAAGACATCCGTGTTGCAGGTCAACACCACCTGCCCAATGGCCGCAGAGGCTGCCATCACGAAGGAATCATTCGAGTTGGTGGCGCGGAACGGGCCGCGCCGGAAGTCGAAGTTGCGCAGCTCAAACGTGGTGGCACTGGTGCGCCGCAGCTCCTTCGGTTGCACACCGACGTGGGTCAGATACAGCACATCGGCCGACTGGGTGTAGCGCACGTCGTAGATCATGGCCCCGGTGTATGGCGTGGCCACCTCGACGATGGCGCCCAGGTCGGTCGTCAGCAGTGCGCCCCCAACCCAGAACCGCATGTATCCATTGCCCAGCTCGATCAGGTACTTCACACCGGTCGAGAAGATGAAGGGAATGATGCGGGTGTCGCCGTTTTCCGTCTTCGTTCGACCACGGAACAGCAGGCCAGGCCGCTTTTCTGCCCCGCCTGTTGGCTTTGTGATCACGTTCTTGCAGGTCGCCAAGCTGATCGGGTATCGCAGCATGTCGACGCGGCCCTGTAGCCCCGGCGCAAGCTCACCGCCGGACATGCTCGGCTGAAGAATGCGGCTCATCTCAGCCCCTCGCCATCTGCGCGGCCGACATTTCGCGGCCAGGCTCGTCGGACTCGTTGAAGTCGTGCGCAGCTGCCTGGCTCAGCGCGAGCTGGTACAGCTGCTTCAGGCCCGGCTTGTTCGACAGCCCGTTACCACCGATCACAACCGGGGCCGATTCCTCGGCCAATTTGCAGGCCAGCGCCTCGACGAAGTGCGGCGGGTAGCGGTCGGTGTTGGTCACGCGGCAGACGTAGACCAGCCATGCCTCGGGCAGGTCGCACATCAACGACGTGTCCTGCTCACCATAGACCTGTTCGAACGGAACCCCGTGTTGCCGGCTGTAGTTCGGCTCGCACCACAGCGACATCCGCCGGCCAGCCCGCAAGCCCGCATCGTCAGTGATCGCCACGGCCGTAATGCAGTCACTCGGCCGGGCGTAGCGGATCTGCCAGCCAGGCATCGGCGCCTCGGCTGCAACCGCCAGGCGTTGTACCTTGATTGCCCACGGCCACAGGCGGTCAGCCAGCACCAGGTCGCGCATGGGATCCCACAACCGCGAGAACGCCCGTGCCTCTTTCGAGCGCTCGGTCAGCGAGGTGATCGTGATGTCCTGGGCCAGCTTGCCCAGGGCCAGGTTGCAAATTTGGACCTGGGACGTCATGGCTTAGCCCTCACCGTTCGGGTACAGCACTTCGGTGTGCTTGGGCGCCGGCGCTGCAGCGAGCGCCAGATCCGTGATCTGCAGCTCCAGTCGGCGATGGACCTTGCCATCGCGCGTTTCCTCTCCGAGCGATACCACCAGCGCAGTAGCTTCGATGCCGACGGGAGCGCCCGACGCCGGCAACTGCTTGATGCCCAGCGCCGCGATCTGGTCCTCGTCGAGGCTGAGGCGAAGACCCCACGGGTAGTCCGGCTCGCTGCAGCCAGACGGAGATGCGTCGCAGCAGCTGCAACCGTGGTCGTGGCTGCCGTCTTTCTTCATGGATACGAGCTTCATGTGCCGCTCCGGTAGTGGGGGCGCCCGGAGGCGCCCCCGGTGATTGCCGTCAGGCGTTCGCCGACTTCTCGGCCACGGCCGCGTCGATAGCCTCGATCACACCCTTGCGGTCCTTGCCCGCGGCTTCCTGCTCGCGGTAAGCGGCCAGCTGCTCGACCGCCAGTGCGGGCAGGTCGTCCTTGATCTGATCCACCGTGCGGTCGAGGAACGGGTCAGCCGGCGGCGGCGCCGACTTCTCGGCCACGGCCTTGCCGCCAACCGGATCCATCCAGGTGCCCAGCTGTGCCTTGCTGTCGATCTCGAACTCGTCGCCGGGTTCGCGCTGCTGCCCGAAGAAGCCGCGCCGGGTCGCGCGCACGCGCAGGCCGGTCACAGGTGGTTCTCCTGATGACCTGCAACGATGCCCGCAGTGACCTTGCCCGTGGTCGGCGCGGTGCCAACCAGGGTGTAGTTCAGGCGGACGTAGCGCAGGTTGGTGCCGCGCGGCACGTAGTACAGACCGCCGAACACCGAACCGGCCGCCAGATCGGCCAGCAGCTTGGTCTGCGAGCCGACGGTCACCGGAGCCGCAAAGTTCTCGGTGGCCGACACCTGCAGCTCGACCTGCAGGCTGGTGGCGTTGTTGAAGGCCTCGACCACCTGCACACGCAGAGGGATCGGGGTGCCCGGGCCAATGTCACGCTTGATCGGGGCGCCCTCGCCCTGCACGGTGCCGGTGGCACCCAGGTCGATGACGTTGGTGGAAACTGCGCTCGCCAGCACCGACTGTGCGTTGGAGAACAGGTTCTGCTGATCGAAGATCATGGTGGTTTGCTCCTTGGATTGCGTAAGGGAGCGGGGCCGGAACCCGCGCGCCCGGTTCAGTGGCGGCGGATCAGACGACCCGGGCTTCGGTGTTCAGCAGCGCATCCGTTTCGCGCAGCGGGATACCGCGATAGGTCAGCACTTCTTCGCCCTCGATCTCCTTGCGGGTCAGGCGCACGAAGTTGTCGGTGGTACCGCCATTGGTGGCCAGCGCGTCCAGCGCTTCCAGCATGTCGGTGTTGAGGTAGATGGCGGCACGGCCGCCCATGACCCGGCGCTGCTTCAGCTTGTAGTAGGCCTTGCGCATGAAGTCGTACAGCTTCACGTTGCCGGCCTTCACTTCGGACACGTCGATGTTGCGGATCGGCGCAACATAGCGGTAGTCACGCACGGACAGGCCGATGTCCCACTGGAACTTCTCGCGCACCACGTCCAGGATCGAACCGTCCGCGTTGGTCTTGGTCTGCTTGCCCTTGTCCTCGCGGTCGATGCCGGCCTTGCTGCCTTTCGGGTACAGGCCGTGGACAGTGTTCTCGCCCCAGACCACGAACCAGATGGAGGTGTTGTCGGAGCCGGTACCGCCGGCGTCGACGATCTGCGCGCCCGAGCCGCTGGTGGCGATCTTGTTGAAGCGGGGAGCAAAGCCAGTGAACTTCGCCGGCGAGGTGGCCTGGTCACCGTAGAACATCGAGGTGGCCACGCCCTGGTTCAGGCCTTCGAGGAATGCCTGGGCTTCGGACAGGCGCAGGCCGGCCGAGTCGCCGGTCATGCGCACCAGCTTCTCGTCGATCTCGCTCCAGGCTTCGATCATGCCGGTGGCATCGCGCACCTGGGCGGTGGTCGACTTGGTGGGCTGAACGCCCTGGTACAGCATGCGCCAGGTGCCCTCGGGGATGCCGGTGCGCACGGTGGTCAGGTGCGTGGTGCCGTCATTGCACTCTTTGACGATCATGTCCTGCAGGATCGGATTGTCCTGCGCCAGCAGCTCGATAACCGCAGCGATCTGCTTGTCGGCGTCGGTGCGCTTGAACACGTCCGCCAGGGTCAGGTAGGTGTTGCCGATGGTCGACATTGTTTGTCTCTCCAGATACGAAAAAACCGCCTTGCGGCGGTTGGTTGATGGGGTGATTCGTGGCGGCTATCAGCCGCCGTAGAGAACCGACTTCGGATCGCTGGCAGCGCCCGGCCCCGACGTGGTGATGCCGCCCAGGCCGTCGATCTTGCTGTCGCGGAGGAACCGGCCCATGAAGGCGAACGCGTTGACCATGGCCGGGTGGTTGCCCCAACCCTGCTCGTTGAACGCCTTGGTCAACTCGGGGTCGTTGATGGCCTTCACCGCAGTGGTGGCCAGGCCGACAGTTTCGTCGTACTTGGCGCCCAGCTGCTGCTTGGTTTCCGTCCCCCACTGCTCGATCTGCTGCAGGCGCTGGGCTTCCATTGCCTGCTGCATCGCCGCCGCATCCTGCCCGGCCATCCGGGTGTACAGGTCGACGGCCTCCTGGGCCTGCTCCTGCGTCCAGCCCTTGGCCTTGAAGAACTGCGTGGCTGCGCCCAGTCGGTCACCTTCAAGGGTGAACCCTTCCGGCAGGTTGAACTGGCCGTACTGCTCCGGTGCCGCGCTGGTCTTGCCTTCCTCGGGCTTGTCGGCATCGCCGCCGCCTTCACCCTCGTTCGGCTTTCCATCGTTGCCCGCAGCGTTGCCACCGCTGCCGCTGCCGTCGATTCCCGCCGGCGCACTGCTGCCGGGTACCTTCGGGGTTTCGGTCGTGGTGGTGGTCTCGCCGTCGCCAGGATTGGGGTTGCTGGCAGTGTTGGCGTTGTCAGTCGACATCGTTGGTTTCCTCGGGTTGCTGCAGCTGCGATTGCAGCCGCTTCATTGCACTGTTGGCCTCGGCACGCATCTGTGCCTCACGCTCCGGGCAGCTGTCACGTACGACGCGCAGAAACCACTGGCCGGCCTCCTGCCGTCCGATCTTTCGCGACTGCGCCATCGCGTTGGTGTTGAACGCGCTGTCATCCACATCCATGGCCTGAATGAACAGCCACACCAGCCGGCGGCCAGCCGGATCGGCCAGGACTGCGCGCGCGTCCTCGCGGAGCTGGGTGTCCTGCAGGTCCGCGATGCGCTCGGCCAGGCGGCGTTGATCTTCCTCCCTGGGGTCCATGCCGGGGCGCTTCATGCGGCACCCTGCATGGCATCGATCAGCGCCTGGGCCGCCGATCCTTCCTCGGGCACCGTGTCACTGGCCGTCTTCAGCGCCTGCGCAGCCTCCTTCATTGGCTGGGCCGACGCTGCCAGCTGCTGCTGGCGCTGCTGCTGCGCACGGTCTGCGCGGATCCGAGCGACTGCGTCGTCGCTGCGGATGATCGAGGCAGGGCCGCCCACGGCTGCGGTGTACTCATCGACCACCTGGTCGCTGTCCAGCTTGTCCATCACTGACGGGTCACCGGTGGCCTGCGCCACGTTGGCCACGAAGGTCATGGTGCGTTCGATCGACCCGACTGCCGCAGCCTTGGCGGCCTGCGCCAGGATGCTGGTGTATTCGATCTTCAGCGGCACATTGGCCAGCACCTGCGGTGGATCGGGGATGCGGCCCGCGCGCTCCAGCAAGCGGAACACACGCACGATCGCAGGGTCCATCACTTCATCGGTGATCGATTCCAGCGTCGGCCCAAGCACCGAGATCTTTTCCTCGCGCCGTGCGGCGAACTCGTATGCCGTACGCCCCGTCTTGTCGCCCATTGATTCCAGCATCAGGAACAGCTGGTAGTGGAAAGCGCGTTGGATCCTCTGCTCAATGATGGCGATCTCTTCGCGGATTTCGCGCAGGCCCCTGGCATCAGGCGTGTAGACCGGTGCGACGCTGGCATTCACCGAGTCCTGCGGCAGGTAGATCATCCCGCCCTTCCGCAGTCTCGCTCCGCCCGTCCGCCGCAGCGACTCGGGCCCACCGAGGGTCGGGTCCGACACTTGCTCCATCAGGCGCAGCTTCTCGCCCTCCAGATACTGAAGCTGCCTGATGTCGCCCAGGCAGTTGATCGCTGGACAGGACGAGTAGATATCCTCCGCGACGGGATTCCAGCGGGCTACGACGAACGGCGCTTCATAGTGGCCGCCGATGTCGATCACACCGTTCTGGCCGTTGGCCACTCCGTCAATCCAGACCACCTCACGGTACGGCCTGAAGCGCGGCGCCTGCAGCCCCAGCGGGCCGATGCCGGGCCGCTCGTCGGGGTTGGGCTCGATCAGGGACTCCACCCAGAACTTCTGATCGCCGTTCTTGGGCAGTGCATCACGCACTACCGACGGCAACGCGTCTGCACCGTAGCGTTCCTCCAGCTGCCGCGCCGTCTTCGGGTAGCGGCGCCACAGCGAGTCGACCCGGCCCTGGTCGTCCAGCCCCACGGCGTAATTTCCGGCGGTCAGCGCGTAGAAGCGGACCACCTCGCGCGAGTCTTCCAGCACCAGCAGCGGGGCAACGCCGAAGATGCCGTCCTCGGCGTATACCACTGGCATGGCCTTGTAGAAGTTGCTGCTGGCCAAGGTGTCGCGGATGCGCTGGGCGACATCGTCCAGCCACACCCGCACGCCGAACAGCTCGGCAATGCCTGGGTCAGGCGTGGTCACCTTGAACCAGGGCTGCGCCTTGGGCGTCATGTGCGACATCATGCCTGCCGCCATCACACCCAGCGCATCGGTGGCCGTGCTGTTGATCACCTTCGCCCAGTTGCGCTTACGCGGCTTGTCGTCCTGGTCACCGTAGAAGCGGCCGCGGGTCGGGTCGATGTACTCCGACGTTTGCCGCCACAGCGGGGTCCAGTCGTTCTGGGCCTCCTTCAAGGCGGCCTTGCGGCGGCGGCAGTGCGCCTGCAGCTTCGGGATGTCCATGATCAGCCCCCCAGCGCGGTCTTGACCGAGGCGGTAGGCATCGTGGAACTGGTATCGCCAGCCAGGATCGTGGACGTGCGGCCAGCGCGGAGGCGCTGGCGCTGCCGCTCGCGGTCACGCTCGGTCACGGCGGCCTCGTCGATCGATTCGGGCGCCACTTCTGGCGCTGCGGCCACTGGCTTCACCTTGGGAGCTGAGGTGCACATGGATGATTCCTTCAGGACAACGGGTTGTAGGGTTCGCCGGCCTGCTGGTCGGCTTGGTCATACGGCTGCACAGGCGACCCGTCCGGGTGCCGGGGCTTGGCCATGACCGGGTATGCGAAAGAGATCACCAGCGAGTCGGCCCGGTTCGGGCTCGGCATGCCTCGGCGCTTCATGTCCTTCTTCGATTCGATCTGGATCTTTCCGTCCAGTCGCGGCACGGTCTCCGGCGCCTGCAGCTCGTCGCGCAGCTGCGGGTCTTCGGGGATGGCGCCGCCTTCCTTCAGCCAGTCGCGGGCCTTCTTCCACATCTCGGCACGCTTGTTGAGGCAGCCCGGGTCGCCCGACTCGGCCGAGAACCACACCAGGCGCCAGTCCCGATTCCAGGTCCGGCCCACGGACACGATGCCGGTGCCGTAGCCGGCGTCCACGAACACGGCATCAGCCTTGTGCTCGTCCTCCAGCTGCGCCAGCACCGTGGCCACGTGGATGTCGTTGTCGTTCTTGGGCAGAGTCCGCAGCACCTTGAACATCAGGCCCTGCCGCAGGCTGATCACCAGCTCGTCGTCGCCTTCCCACGCCGGGTCCAGGGTGATGACCTTGGGCGCCCAGTTGTACTGCTCGGGCCTCAGGTGACGGCCGTAGGCAGCGACCACGTCCGCCTCGCCGATGAACTGCTTGGCCGACATCGAGGGGAAAAGGCCGCGGATGCGGACCTTCACCACGTCGCTGTCCTCGCCGTAGTCGCGCACCATGCGCTCGGCCTCGACCAGGTTCACACCCTCAACGGTGCGGCTGTCGATCTGCTCGGTGTCCCAGCTGGCCTTGAACCGGCGGAAGCACTCGCGGAAGCGGCCCGTGTTGCGCGTGGTGTTGCCGAACGCTGCCCAGATGATCTCGGTGCCCTGGTCAGTCAGCGCACCCTCCGCCACTTCCCACACCTTGTCGGCGATGGCCGAGGCCTCGTCGAAGATCAGCAGGATGCGCCGGCCCTCGTTGTGCAGGCCCGCGAACGCCTCTGTGTTGTTCTGCGACCACGGCACCGCATCGATGCGCCAGGTCTTGTCGTGCCCCGGGGCGTTGCTGATCAGCGCGGTGGCGGTAAGCGTGGCCCAGTCCTTGGTGAGGCTGATTTCGTGCCACTTCGACAGCTCCGCCCAGGTCTTGGTGCGCAGCTGGATGTCGGTATTGGCCGTGACCACGCCGCGGCTGTCTTCGAACGTGTCGAAGGCCCACTTGATCAGCATGGCCACCAGCGCGGACTTGCCGATACCGTGGCCCGAGCCGACCGCTTGGCGGATCACCTCGCCCAGATCAGCGGCGCCGGCCTGCAGCCTGTTACCGATCTTCTCCAGTCGTCGGCGCTGCCAGGCGCGGAGCTTCTTGCCATCCAGCGGTCCGCCCTTGACGCCCCACGGGAAGTTGAACAGCACATAGCCCAGCGGGTCGTGCTGGAACGAGCCGATCGCCTCGACCAGCTGCTGCTCAGGACTCGCGGCCAGCTGCGCGCTCACGAGCGGCCCTCAGTTGGTCGGCCAGGTTGTCCTGCACGCCGTGGTCCAGGGCGACGCGCTCGCCGTACTTCTTCGGCTTCAGCTTGCCTGCGTACCACTTCCGCACATCAATCTGCAGCTTGGATCGCTCGACCATGTCCCCAGTCCTGCGCTCGATCACCTTCCCCTTTGCATCCCGCTTCACCTTCTCGCCAATCACGGGGGTATCGGCAATGGCAATGATCTCGTCGGCCAGAACATCCGCCTGTTCCTCGCGCGTGCGCGCATATTGGTCGCGGAACGCCTCATTCTCTGCGAGCCAGCGGAACACTGTGGAACGATTCGGCATCTTTGCCGTGGAACAGATAGAGCGCAGGCTTTTGCCATCCATCAACAGCTCGCAGATCGCGTCAGCCATCTGCTGGGTGAACTTGCTCGGACGGGCCATCAGTTGTCGCCCCTGATGATCCTGGCCTTGCACCACTCCATGAGACCCACCAACTCTGCGGCGCAGCACTGCCGGCCGTAGACGCGGTAGTCCACCCCGGTGGGGCTGTCGATGACCAGGGCTACCCTCTCCACCTCCCCGAACTGCCCAGCCTCAATGCGATCGGCGAACTCTCGGATGCGCGCGGCGAGCTGGTCCTGGTCCACAGCGAGGGCGTTGTTCGGGATCAACTGCAGGATGTTGCTCACTGCTTGCCTGCCTGCGCATCGGCGCCCAGCTTCTCGATCGCATCCAGCTGGCCGTTGCACTGCTCCAGGCTCAGCACGTTGGCGTTGTAGGCCGACACCACGCTCTCCACGCTGCGCTCCTTGGCCCTCTTCAACGGGCAGCGGGCGGTCAGCGCCGCCGGCACGGCCACGGTGCGCTCGACGGTGACGTACACGGTCTGCGGGATGTCCGGCTTCTGGGCCTTGCTGCAGCTGCCGAACCCGCACAGCGGCAGGGCCGCAACCAGGATCACAGCAACGGAATGGCGTCGCATAGGTTCTGCTCCAACTGCTGCCGGCATCCCGGCTGGTTCTTGGCCGCCTGCAGGGCCTGCTCGGCCTGGGTGGCGCGGCGCCGGCTCTGGGCTGCGGCTGCCTCGGCCAGGCGGGCGGCCTCCTCGGCTGCCTGCCGCTGGCGCGCGGATTCATCGATGGCCAGCTGGGTCTGCCGGTTAACCTCCTGCAGCAGCTGGCCGCAGGCGTTGGCAGCACGCAGGTTCTCGGTTGATTCGGCGAGGGCCTGGTCTCGCTGCTGCTCGGCGGCGGCAATCAGGGACTGGTCCTTCTTCGCCCGGTAGTCCGCCCCGAGCCGGGCGCCTACCAGCAGGATCGCGCCCACAGCGGCGACCCACAGGCCAACGCGGATCAGCCCCACGTAGGGCCGGAGCGGGTCAGGGATCAGCACGGCGCTGCTCCTTCGTCTGTCCCACCGCCGCCCGCAGCGGAGCGCCCGGCCTCACACACAGCACCGCGCCCGGGTCGCTCTGGACGTCGCGCGGATCACGCGGCTGCCCCGTGTAGGGGTTGTGGGTGACGATCATGGGTCAGGCCTTGGCAGCCAGCTGGTCGCGCAGGCGGAAGCCCAGCAGCGGCCAGATCTTCTGCACCGCGTTCTGGCGGGCAATCTTGCGGCCGATCTCAGCGTCGAAGTTCTCCGGGCTGGCGCAGGCCGACTCACCAGTCACGGTGAATCCGTTACGCAGGATCAGCACGCAGAAGGTGAGCTGGCGCAGGGGGGAAACGGAACCCACAGGAGCGTGGAACCTATCGTGGGGCACGCCATCGGCCGCGATGATGTACCACTCGCTATCGATCTCCGCCTCGATGGCGTCGGGCGTCACGCGCGGCGCGGTCAGGCCCTTGGCCTGGATTTCCTGCTCGATGGTCTTGTCGTTCACAGGCCCTCCTTCGGGCTCTTGGGTTTCTGCTTGAAGCTGGTGGCCACGGGGACCAGGAAGGCGCCGCCGACGGCCAGGCCGCCCAGCACGATCAGGCCCCACTCGGGGAACAGGTTCTGCGCCCGCTCCGGCATCAGCGCGTAGGCGCCGAGGGCAGCGGCTGCGGCGGCAGCGAGGGTGGCCAGCCAGGTGCTGGCCCGGCCAGCGACGCCCTGCCAGTTGAATCGGTCCTTCACTTCAGCCCCCTGAGCTGCTTCAGCTCGCGGATGTCCTGCTTGTTCTGCTCGACCTGCACGGCCTGCTTGGCCAGTTCGAGCTTCAGCGCCGGCACGTCCGCCAGCTGCGTGTTGATGGTCTGCAGCTGCTGCTGCACGGTGGTCATCTGCTGGTTGGTGACCTGCTGCTGGGTCAGCACCGCCTGCATAGAGGCAACCAGCCACATCCCGCCGGCGCCCATGAACGTGGCGAAGGCGCCAACGATCCACTTCTCGACCGGGCCGAGGGAAATACGGGTGCGGCCGTCCTGGCTCGGCTGGGCTTCCATGGTCACGCCTTCACCGCCTCAACCGCGGCGCGGTAGTTGCCCGGCCAGCGGTCGATGTGCGGCTTGCCGGGGCGCCAGGCGTCCAGGTACTGAGCCCACGCCACAGACACGTTGCCGATCGCCGGCAAGCGCTTGGGCAGGGTGAACAGCAGCAGGCGGGCGAACCCAGCGGCCAGAATGTCGTCGTTCTCCAGCCGGGCATACACGGCGGCCGGCGTTGCGGTGACCCCACGCGCCCCGCAGAGCAACGCGGCCGCTGCCCGCGTCGACGGGTGGTTCAGCACCCCGCGCACGCCACCGCCCTGCTCGAACTGCCACAGGCCTCGGGCTGGGCCTTTGACCTGGCGGCGGTTGGCCAGGCCGGATTCCTGCCCGGCAATGGCCAGCATCAGCACGCGCGCCTCGGGCGAGTCGTAGCGGGCAGCGCCAAGCAGCGCCAGGGCCGGAACGACCACGTGTTCCAGGCATTGCGCTGGCGTCATCGGCAGCGGTAGCTGTGACATGGGTGGATCTCCGGCTATAGGGTGCCCGTCACCGCAGCCCGGCAGGCTCGGCGAATTGGTCCGGTGAGGGTGGACGGGCATGGATGGTTGCGGGGGCCGGATTCGAACCGGCGAATCTCCGGGTTATGAGCCCGGCAGCCTGGACCTCTGGCCTACGCCCGCAGAAACGCAAACGGCCCGCCGGTGAGGGCGAGCCGTTGAAATGAGGTAGCTATGTCAGCTTGCGCGATTTCTACGCCTTCAGGATTATCCTGTCAAGCGCGGGACAGCAATTCGGCGCCAACCTGGAGAATCCTTGCATCATGGAGCGGGGTAATCGATGCCTTCGGTACGAAAGTCGCCAGCACGCCAAGAGCCTCGGTAATGCCAACAATGTGGCCTACCGGCGTCCTGTCGACTTTGCGACGAGCAATCTGCAATGCCTCCTCCTCGCCAAGGTCCTCCACGACGATCATGTATGCGGCCAGGTAGCAGATGCAGATCAAACGGGAATCAGGTTTGTTCACGCTGGACTCGGACATCGGTAGTGCCTTCAGGGTTGGATATGGCATCAATGTGGGTGAACTGACGTTGATCAAGGTCATGCCGCAGATGCTACGGCCAGCAACATGCCGTGCACCCGCTCTGTGCCGCGCCTGGCCATGTCCACATAGCTGGCCTGGCTGACGGCCGGAAGCCCGGACAACTCCAGCAGCGAATTCGCCGTGTGCCAACGCTCAACCTTCCGACGTCCCTGCCCGCAGTAATAAGCCCGCAGCACCCAGCCGATGGCCGGAGCATGCCTGCTGATCTCGAAGACCGCATCCTCGATCTGCTGCGCCTCCTGGTTGATCTCCAGCGGCTTGTAACCCGTCGCCCTGCCCGGCATTTCGTGGTGTTCCATCAGCACCGCCAGCAGGTTCTTCGACGCGTGACCGAGGTATTCGCAGTCCTTGTGCAGTGCGAATTCCTCGCCCCAATGCTCCATGCGGCGCCGGATGTAGTCGCTCATCAGGTCAGTCTGCATCGCGCATCCCCTTCAGCACGTTCTCGTCGAATCGGAACACCGGCAGCAGGCCGTCGGTGTCGCAGCTGCCCTGTCGGTCTGGCCGGCGCTGGCAGTGCGCCGGGCTGCTGCCGCGCTCGCGCATGGTGCAAACCGCGCACACGCCATGCCGGCGCAGGTAGGCGTTGTATCGCTTCCGCGTGCGGGCCTCGGCCGTGGTCACGCGGCGGCCTCGCCGAACAGGCTGGGCGCGGAGGCCAGATGCTCGATTACCAGCTCGACGCGAGCGCCCTTAGCATCCGGCTCCATGCGTTCGAGCAGGATGCGCCGGTGCTTCTTGTCGTCGACCCACGCCACGCCGTTGAGGGCGTCGGACAGCACTTTCTCGCAGTTGCCCAGATCGATGCACTGCACTGTGTCATCCCAGGTGTGCGGGTCGCGGCGCGCGCGCTTCGCCCAGTCCTGCGGCAGATTCGGGTACAGGCGGATGGTCAGCGCAATTCGCCCAGCATGCGGCTGGCCAATCCCTGCAGCCTTGGCCAGCCACGCAACCTCGGCCTTGTAGGCCTTCGCCTCCTTGGTCGGGACCATGACGGCATGCCCCTTGATGATCACAGCGCGCCAGTAGCGGTTCGAGCTGATCGGGTACGGGAGGGTGAGGTGGATCATCGTGCGGCCTCCTGCAGCTGCAGCCGGGAAAGGGTGACGTTGAGCGCGGCCAGCTCGTCCATCTTCATGATGGTCCACATGCGCTTCTCGCCATGCCAGCCGTTGAAGCTGCCCTGGTGGCAGTCCTTGCACAGCGCCACGGTGGTGTAGTGCTGCCCCTGGTTGATGTGATGGGCGTCGGATGGCGCGGGCGCATCGCACACGCTGCAGGGCAGATGCTTCACGGCCTCAAGGTGGGCGCGTTCGGCTACGGTGAAGGCCTTGGCGTTCTTCGTTCTCACTGGAACACCCGCTTCATCGAAATGGGCTGGATGAAGGCCATTTCCCACACGCCATAGTTCAGCGGACCAATCAGCCCTGTTGCATCCGGGTGCGGGTCCCAAACGATCTTGTCGCCGCACCCAATCACGACGTGATTCACACCACGCGGGCTCATTCCCGCAAGGATGTAGTAGTGATCAGGGAAGGAAATGCGAGTGCTGAGAACGTCACGCAGGCTTGCTTCACCCGTCAGCTGAATCTCCGTGTATGTAAGCCCTCTCTCGTTCAGGAAGGCTTCCATGGCGTCCTGCCAGTCGTAACCAGGAGTGGTGTATTGGTTCTGCACGAAGTGCGGAACAGCGTGCGGGTCCAGGTCCAAGAGGCAGGCGATTACCGTGCGTTGGCAGTCCCCGAAAATCTCGTTGTGGGGCTCGTTGCGATAGAGCTGGTTACGGAAAATCATGCTACGGCTCTCCTGTTCTGCCCGGCCATGTTCCAGAACTCGGCGCGCACGTCGTCGAGCATCACGTGGGTGTAGTTGTTGCCGATGTACTCGGTCAGGCCGTCGAACAGCTCCTGGAACCGGGCCTGTTCCATCTCGTCGAACGACAGGCTCTCGGCACGCTTGACCGGAATCGTGCGGATCTCCGGCAGCACGCCGGAAAGCACCCTGCGGGCGCCAGCACCCAGCAGCGCCTCGCATGCGTCCAGCACCGCGGCAATGACCGGAGTGGCGTCCATTTCCACCGTCTCGCAGCACACGCCGGCATCCAGCTGCAGGCGCTTCACTGCGTCGTGCGCGTCCAGCTGCTCCCAGCCTTCCACGTTGTCGACCATCAGATGCCCGATCTTGTGGATCAGCCGGTGCTGCCATTCCTCGCGCGGCTGCTTCAGCTCGCCGCGGATCTCCCGGCCCACGCGGAACTTGCGATCGCGCAGCAGGCGCTGGTCGACGGCATTGGCCGGCACCAGGGCGCCCACCAGCTCGCCGGTGTTCGGGTCGATCAGCTTGGCCACGACCAGGTAGATCGGCCGGCGCGCGCGCTTGGCGCGGATCTTCTTCGCTGCAGCGGTCATGTTCATTCTCGATCACCCATCGGCAACGCGGCGGCGAGCCCTCGGCGAGCCCTCGGCGCGGTCCCAGCAGGCGGTGCCGAGGCGCTGGTCTGCTTCGGCTCCCACCATTCGGGCAGGTTGGAGAACCTGAAGTAGCTCGGCTCGTAGGACACGCGGGCCATGCCCGGGGCGCCGTCGCGCTGGATCGCGACGATCAGCTCGGCCGTGCCGGCCCACCGGCTGTCGGGGTGATAGATCTCGTCGCGGTAGATGAAGATCACCGCATCGGCGTCCTGCTCAATCGACCCAGAGTCGCGGAGGTCGGCCACGATCGGGCGCTTGTCGCCGGGGCGCTTCTCCAAGTCGCGGTTGAGCTGGCTCAGCAGCAGCACCGCGATGTCCAGCTCGCTGGCCAGCAGCTTCAGCGCACGGGTGATGTCGCCGATATCGGCGGCACGGTTGTCCCCCGAGACGTGCATCAGCTGCAGGTAGTCGATCACCACCAGGACCAGGTTGTCGTCTTGGGCCTTCATGCGGCGCACCTGGGCGCAGACGTGCTGCACCTTGGCGATGCGCGGCCGGCTGATCCGCATGGCGGCCTCACCGATCTTCCGCGTCCAGAGCGTCACGTTCTGCCAGTCGGCGTTGTCGAGCTTTCCCGAGCGCAGCTTGCCGCCGCTGACCCCGGCCAGGTTGGCCAGCATGCGCTTGCCCAGTTCCTCCGGCTTCATTTCGAAGCTGAAGAACGCGACCGACTTACCGGCGCGCAGGGCCACCTGCTCGGCGATGTTCTGCGCCAGGGTCGTCTTGCCCATCTTCGGCCGCGCCGCCAGCACGTACAGACGCCCGCCCAGAAGGCCATCGAGGATCTGGTCCAGTTCTTCCAGGCTGGTGGACAGCCCGGTGATGCCGTCGACGGTTTCGGCCGCGTGGGACAGTTGGTCGAACACGCGCGCCATCACCGGTGCCACTGGCTCCAGGTCGCACGGCTCGCTGTCCAACAGCCCACCGATGCGACTCTGTGCATGCCCGATCAGATCCAGCGCGCTCCTGCCATCGGGGCTGTATGCCGAGTCGATCAGATCGTGCCCGGCACCGATCAACGCACGCAGCTTGGCCTTCTCGGCCACGATCTCGGCATAGGCCCGCACGTTGGCCGCAGACGGCGTGTTGTTGGCCAGTTCGATGATGTAGGCACCGTCGCCCACCAGTTCCAACTGCCCGGCAGCCTCGAACCATTCACCGATGGTCACCGCATCGAACGGCTGGCGCTTCTCGGCCAACTGCAGAATGCAGCGCCACAGCAGCTGATGGTCGCGGCGGTAGAAATCGCCCTCGACCAGGACGTCCTGCACCTCGACCAGCGCCCGGTTGACCAGCATCAAGCCGCCAAGCACGGACTGCTCGGCATCAATGCTATGCGGCGGCAGGCGCAATGCCTGCTGGTCGCCGTACAGGCCGGACAGGCGGCTCACTTCGTCGCGGACGGCGTTCATTCGGCCTCCGACAGAGCGCGGTCGGCCAGCTTGGCGATGGTCTTTTCGCGCAGCAGAACTTCGAAGTCGGGAACGTAGTTCTCATGACCGGGGCCGCCCTTGGCCCGACCCGAGTAGAAGTCGTCATCGGCCACGGATTCGAAGTACAGCTTCCAGAACTCGGGTGTCACCCGCTCGCTGCCGAACAGCTGCTGGCAGAGCTGGCGCACGGTCGGCAGAGCGTTCTCGACCGCCTTCAGCCGCGGCTTGTTCAGCACGGTGCACTTCGACAGCAGGCCGTGCGGCTTGGCCAAGGTCGCGTTGAATGCAGCCTGCGCATCGGCAGCGATCTCGCGGATGCGGTCGGCCTTGCGGGCCTTCAGGTCGGCCTTGGCGTCCCGCCCCTTGGTCTGGCCTGCGGCATCGCCCAGCAGGTCCACGCCAGCGGCGTTGGACGAATCCGAGCGTAGCGAGGATAGATCTTCTCCCTTCCCTTCCTCTCCACTCCCCTCCACTCCATTCCCTTCCGGGGGTGAGGACTCGTCGAACCCTCGACGAGCGTCATCCGAGAATGGCGGATGTTTGAACGTCGGTCGGTCGATTTTCTGGTGCTTTTTCCAGCCAGTGACGTGCAGATATTCCTTGTCACCGTTGGTATAGAAGGCGATCAGCGAATTCGACGACAACTCGTCGAGCATTCGCTGCACGTCCGACGAGCCAATGTCGTCGCCGGGGAATATTTCGGCCTTCACGGTCTTGGCGCTGGCCACGTGGTTGCCGGCGTCATCGCAGAAATTCCACAGGCCGATGAACAGCAGTCGAGCCATCGGCGAGCATTCCATCACCTGCTCGCTGGACCAGAACTCGGGCTTGATAGAGCGGATCCTGGCCATCAGCGCGTCCCCTGTGCGGCAACGCCGATGCGCTGCTCCATGGCACGCACCTGCTCCGGGGATCGGGCCAGAACCGAAGCGCGTAGCTCTGTCCACAGGCGGCGCAGCGCCGAACGGTCGCCACAGGACCGGGCAACCTTCATGGCTGCGGCCAGCTCGCGAATGCGGCGCTCGCGTTGCTCGTCGGCCAGGATGATCGTACTGGCGTTCATGGCCACTTGACCCCCAGGCTCTTGGCCAGCGGTTCGATCGCCGCCACCAGCTTGGTGAACTGCGCGATGGCCTCAGCGTGCTGTGCCTCCGGCGAGATCAGGTAGCGCTCGACCAGGTAGTGAATCGGCGTCACGTCCTTGGTCTCGTCGACGTATCGCTCGAAGTCATCGATGGACAGCCCGCGCGGCTTGCCGCTGCTGTCGCACCCGGCCAGCTTCTCGCTCAGCTTCGAAGGGGCCATGTCGAGCCGACCGGCTATCGTGGTGACACCTGCGCCGGAATACACCTGAGTGGCGATGTGCTCACGTAGCGATTTGCTGCGTGCCACCCCATCGTCGTAGGTAATTGTTAGGCTTTTCATGCAGTTATCCCGTGGGTGGGAATGCCGGGGTCAACGTGTTCCCCTGCGTTCCCCTGACTGGTTCTGAAAATGGCCGCATCCCAAATCGGAGTGCAGCCTGTGAAGAAAGCGAATCAGCTGGCCGGAGCCAACGTCCTGACGCTCATGCGGATGGGTGGGAAGTGGTTCGTGTTGAAGCGGGTCGGCGGGCGCGTCGACGTGCGAGCGGTCGGCCAGGTGGCCCGGCCGCGGCGGCGCCGGAAGGTGCCAGGGGTGGTGATCCCCTTCCCTGTCGCGGCGCAGTAAGTGGTCATGTCAGGCAACCGCCTCGCTCTGCGGCGCTTCGTTGATAGCGGAAGCTGGGGGAGCCCCGAAGACGTCCGGCCGCAGCTCCCCACGCTGAACCCGACCGCGGGTTGCGCGGTGGATTTCGTTCGCAAGCTTGGCGCTGGGCTGCTTGTTGCCGAGCGCAATCTGATACAGCGTCGCAGCGCTGCAGCCTGCCTTTCTGGCCACCGATTCCAGAACCGGGCACTTAAGTGTCCCGGTTCCACCCTTGGATACCGCGTAGTTGGTCAGGTTCATGCTGGGCACATTACCGTTTTGGTTATGCGCGGTCAACACCGTTTCGGTCATTTCTTCGGGGGGCTGTACTTGTGACCATTACCCCCATGGACGCCAGTACTGCCAGAACCGATAACATGCGCCGCCTAGTCGCCGAAGCCGGTGGCCCAGCCGACTGGGCCCGCCAGTACGGTGGCAGCCGCTGGCAGCAGCCGCAGGTCAGCCAGTGGATTTCGGAAACGTCGCCCAAAGGCATTGGCGGCCGCCTCGCGCGCGACCTGGAACAGGCGATGGGCATGGCCCATGGCGAACTGGACCGTTCGCCCTCCCGACAGTCTCAGCCAGTGGGAATCGACACCGATACGCTGCGAGCCGCACACCGGCTCCTGCAGCTGGTTGCGGAAATAAGGGGGGAACCAGCTGTCCCAGACATCAACGTCACTGCACTGGCTGTCGCCTATGAGACGGTCCGGGCAGAGGCCGCGTCCCTGGATGACAGCAACGTCCTCGACTTCATGCGGGCCTTCGTGGCCCGGTTGGACAAGGCAAAGGGAGATGGCGATGGCACTGAGCGAAGAGCGGTTGAAGGAACTGGCTAGCCGTATGGCAAAGGCGATGGGTACCGAAACACCCACGTCACGCCCGCATCTGCGCCTTGTGACCCTTTCCACGCCCGCCCGGCAGCTGGACGACCTGACCAGGGAATCCCATTGCCGTATGATCCGGCACCTGCGCCGGCGCTGGGGCTACTCGATGCAGCTCATCATCGACCAAGCTACGTTTGGCCTGGCCGGGATTGAGCAACTCGACGACGAAGGGCTGATCCAGCTCCATCGCGATCTAGAACGCGCCCAGGATTGCATCCACGATGGCGTTACGTTCGAGGATGCAGGACTTCTTCGATCCCACTTCTGAGCCGGAGCCACCGATGAAGCTGGTGCTGATCGCCCTTTCCACTGCACTGATCCTGTCGCTGGGCTTGAACGCATACACCCTCTATCGAATTGGCGAGGTGGAGGCCAGCGTGCCGACCAAGGTGGAGGATCTGGATGATTGGTACCCGACCCACATCGAGCAGTTGGAAATGGCGAAGGAGAAGATCGACGCACTCCAGGAACAGGTGGACGACCTTGAAACCAAGGTTCGCAACCTGCCGGCCTACTGACGCAAGGAGAATCCTCCTGCCCAAAGCCCCGCTCCGGCGGGGCTTTTTCGTGTCTGCGGGCGGCCCTAAAAAATAATTACCGTTTCGGTATTGACGAGACGTAACCGTTTCGGTAATGCTATCCCCGTCGGCCCACCCGGGCCCTATGACGGGGTTCACCATGGCACTGCAGCCATACAGCGACCGGGCACGTAGCGCCCAGCGCAACTGGGACAACCAGGAAGATCCGCGTTTCAACCAGGAGCACCGCGCCGAGCAGGCTGCGGACCTGGCCAAGGCCTACCGCACCGACCCGACCAAGCTGCGCGAAGCCGAGGAACTGACGGCCGGCACCTTCAGCGGTACCCACTACACCGAGGTGTCGCTGGCGCTGCACCGGCTGCACCACACGGACCCGGCCGACCTGATGGGTTCGGGCGTGCTGCAGGACCTGTACCGGCTTGCCCGTGATGAGGCCGCAGCGATCGACGCACAGCTGCTGGAAATGGCACTGCAGCAGGTGGCGGCATGACCGCCGCCGAACGCGAGCAGCGCCACCACGTGGTCGCCACCATCGTCACCAATGCCCTTTCGTTCTGCCTGGGCGTGCTGGCCGCCGTGCTGGCGCAGGCGGTGCTGTCGTGAGCCGCGGTGTGGATGCTCTGGCCGTGCTGGACCGCCAGTTGAGGGACCGGGCCGACCGCGCCGCACGATACGGCAAGCAGGCCGACAAGGCGGCGGACAAGCACGGCGGTAGGCAGGTTACCGCGGACCGCATGGCCGAGCACGCACGAATCCTGCTCGCTGAGCTGCGCTCACTGCGCGCGCCGTTGATCGAGTTGCGCACTGCAGCCCGCGCTTCGCTCGCAGCCCGCGACCTCACGGATCAGGTCATGGCCGACGAGCGCCTGCACGCGGCTCTTGCCGCCTTCGAATCGGAGGACGCATGCGCTTTCTGACCGTCATCGGCTGCCGCAGCTGGCGCGACCTTGCCGCCTGCCTCGCCTGCTACGCCATCACCGCCGCGCTCGCAGCCGCAATGTGCTGGCCGCTGGCCTGGTCCTGACTTCCCGCCGGCGCGGCCGGCTCCTACGAGAGGCACCACCGATGTTCCAGCTTGAAAAGCACGATGCGGAGTTTTCGCATCTGAACCTGCGGAAAGAGAGCCACGGCGAGAGCAGGGTTCCGGCCGCCACCATCACGTTCACTGCGGCGTCCAGCTCGCTGATCCTGGACATCATCGATAAGAAGCTGCGTCCGTCGTTCTACGAAGAGCCGTCCAGTGGCTCGCAGCAGAAGCTGCCGAGCGACGGCAACAACCTCACTGCCCTGAAGTTCCCGTACCTGAAGGAACAGAAGATCGGGATGAAGATCAAGGGCTACGAGCTGTGGATCCACAGCCTCCTTGAACACATCGACCCGCTGTTCTTCGCTGACGCCGAGCTGGTGATCGAGAAGGTTTCGTTTATCGAAGGTGGCAGCGTGGAGCTAACGCTGAAGGTCAACACCACTATCGGCTCCGACGACTTCGCGCCCCTCCTCGAAGCTTGGGACCGCGGCGAGGTGACGATCAGCCTCCAGCCGCCCGGTGAATCGCCTCAGCAGCAGCTGGACCTGACCGCGGACGCCGCGTAACGCATTCCCCCGCCCGCCCGGCTGCGGCTCCGAGAGCCGGGCACCTATTCCCTCTTTTTGCCGGCCGTGCCGGCTGGAGTTTCAACGTCATGAACGCACTTGTGCAGCAGTCCAGCGCTCTTAGCGCGCAGCCGCGCCAGCAGTTCGACCTTAGCCCCCAGACGTTCGAGCAGGCACTGACCTTCTGCGACTACCTGGCCAACAGCGACCTGGTCCCGAAGGACTTCAAGGGCAAGCCGGCCAACTGCCTGATCGCCATCCAGTGGGGCGCCGAGTTGGGCCTGAAGCCGCTGCAGGCCGTCCAGAACATTGCCGTCATCAACGGCCGCGCTGCGCTGTGGGGGGACGCCGTGCTCGCCCTGGTGCGCAGCTCGCCCGTGTGCGAGTTCGTCGAGGAATGGGACGAGCACGACACGGCCTACTGCAAGGTGAAGCGCAAGGGCGAGAAGGAAGCTCTGGTGACCTTCAGCATGGAAGACGCCAAGAAAGCTGGACTGGTCGGCAAGCAGGGGCCGTGGTCGCAGTATCCGAAGCGCATGCGCCAGATGCGTGCACGTGCGTTCGCCCTGCGCGACATGTTCACCGATGTCCTGAAGGGCATGGCGATCGCCGAGGAAATCATGGATGTCCCGGCTGCAAGCACTGAGGTGCATCGCACCACGGCGACGGTGGTTGCTTCCGAGCCGGCCATTTACCCAGCCGACGAGTTCGCCAAGAACCTGGCGAACTGGAGGGTGGTGATCGAATCCGGGCGCAAGAGCGCTGAAGGTCTGATCGCGATGGTTGAGGCCAAGGCCAAGGCCCGCATGACCGAAGAACAGCGGCAACAGCTGCGAAAGCTCGAGCCCATCACGGTGGCCGAGGAAGTAGACGCTCCAGAAGCGAATGCTGCGGACCCCGTAACCACTGCCACCACTGCTACCGAAGCTGCCGATCCCATCGACTGGCATGCCGAAGGAGACCGCGCATGAAGATCGTGAACCTGATCCAGGGCACGCCGGAATGGCACGCCCATCGAGCTGCCCACTTCAACGCCAGCGATGCGCCGGCGATGATGGGCTGTAGCCCCTACAAAACCCGCAGCCAGCTGGTGCGGGAGTTCGCCACTGGCGCGGCGGTTGAGCACGACGCCGCGACGTTGCAGCGCTTCGCCGACGGCCACCGCTTCGAAGACCTCGCACGGCCTGTGGCCGAAAAGATCCTCGGGGAAGAGCTGTTCCCGGTCACCGGCACGCACGGCAAGTTCTCGGCCAGCTTCGACGGCCTGACCCTGCTGGAAGAAAAGGCGTTCGAGCACAAGTCGCTCAACGACGACCTGCGCCTGGCCATGCCGTTGGACGGCGCCGACGCCTGCCTGCCGCTTCACTACCAGGTGCAGATGGAACATCAGGCGATGGTCAGCGGCGCCGAGCGCGTGTTGTTCATGGCTTCGAAGTGGGCCGGCGACGAACTGGTCGAGGAACGCCACTGCTGGTACGTCCCGAACCCGGAGCTACGCGCCAAGATCGTCGCCGGCTGGGCCCAGTTCGAGGCTGACGTGGCAGGGTACGAGCCAGCGCCGGTGGCCGAACCGATTTCCGCCGGCCGCACGCCGGACCAGATGCCGGCGCTGCGCATCGAAGTGACCGGCATGGTCACCGCTTCAAACCTGGCCGAGTGGAAGGATCAGGCCATCGCCGTGTTCCAGGGCATCAGCACCGAGCTGGTGAGCGACCAGGACTTTGCTGACGCCGAGACCACCGTGAAGTGGTGCGGCAACATCGAGGAACAGCTGAAGGCGGCCAAGCAGCACGCCCTCAGCCAGACCGAGAGCATCGACCTGCTGTTCCGCACGATCGATGACATCGCTGCCGAGGCCCGGGCCAAGCGCCTGGACTTGGAGAAGCTGGTGAAGCGCCGCAAGGACGAGCGCCGCACTGAAATCGGCAACGCTGCCCGCCGCTCCGTGCAACAGCACGTGCTCGCCATCAACGAGACGCTGGGCGAGCACGCCATCCCGATGCCGACCACGCTGGTCGCTGACATCGGCGAGGCCATGAAGGGCAAGCGCTCTTTCAGCAGCATGCAGGAAGCCGTGGACGCGGTGGCCGCCAATGCCAAGATCGACGCCAGCCAGTACGCCGACCGGATCCGCGCGAACGTGGCCATCCTCGCCGGGCATGCCGAGCACGCAACGCTTTTCGCCGACCGGATGCAGCTGTGCGCCACGAAGGCGCCGGAGGATCTGCGCAACCTGGTCGCAGCACGCATTGCAGAGCATCAGCAGGCCGAGCAGGCGCGGCTGGACGCTGAGCGCGAGAAGATCCGCGAGCAGGAGCAGGCCAAGGCTCAGGAAGCGTCCGCTGCAGCTCAGGCCGCACAGGTCCAGCAGGTGCCGGTTGCGGAGGCAGCACCGGCGCAGGCCGAGGCCGCTACCGCCGCCAGCGCGCCGTCGACGAGCGCCACCCAGCGGCAGGTCGTCCGGATCAAGCTCGGCCAGATCGTGGATCTGATCGCACCGCTGAAGATCGACGCCGAAGGCCTGCGTCAGCTCGGCTTCGAGCCAGTGGCCACCGAGCGTGGATCGAAGCTGTACGACGCCGACCAGGTCGACGCGATGCGCGCCGCCATGATCCGCAGCCTGCAGCGCCCACTGCCGGGCATCAATGCGCAGGCCGCCTGATGGACGTCGCTCTGTACCCGTGCCACGCCAAGAGCCTGCTCCGTGCCGGCCAGGCCCGCGCGCAGCTGTTCGCCCACGTCATCGAGGGCAAGCGCTACACCACCGCGCAGGTGGCCGAGATCCTGGACATATCCCACAGCGCCGCATACGAGCGGATCAGGCGGCGCCCTCACCCGCTCACCTGGGCGAACCTGAGCAAGTCGCGCCTGGAGCAGCCATGAAGACCTGCACGAAGTGCGCGGCCCGGCTGCCACTGCGGTTCTTCCCCCTGATCAACGGCAAGCCCACCGCCGCGTGCGCGCCCTGCCGGAACACCGAGCGCCGCCTGCACGACCCGCTGAAACCCCTGCGCCGCGATCCGCTGCAGGTGCACCTCAACAACCTCACCAACCTGTGGCACTACCCGGTCGGGCCGGTGCTACTTCGGAGCCATGCATGACCATCGACGTTATCGACAAGTGGGCGCGCGAGCTGCTGGCCGCGCAGTGCCGCGGCGATGGACGGAAGGCGAAAGCCATTCGCATCGCGCACAAGTCGCTTACCGAAGAAGACAACCGCGCACTGCGCGCCATCGCTGCGGCGCTGACGTCCCATTGGCTCCCAATCAGCACGGCGCCGAAGGACGGAACCGGAATCCTCCTTTCCAACGGCAAGGATGTGGCTGAGGGGCATTGGTACTTCGAGGAAGGCGGCACTACAGAGCATCGGGATCTGGATGGTCGCTACATCGGCCAGACGGATAGCGACGGCTACGCAGGCTGGCTCGATTGGGATGGCGGCATGCAGCCGGATCCCACCCATTGGCAGCCGATGCCCGCAGCACCGGAGGTCGTATGACCAGCATCCACGTACAGCCGACCTTCGACCTCGCCACGCAGGCCGAGAAGGACCGCCAGCGCGCTGAGCTCGCCGACGACGTAGCTCGCTGGCAGGCAGCCGGCGGCAAGGCCCAGAAGCTCGGCACCAGCCCCATCGACCGATCCACCATCAGCCGCCGCCAGGTGGTCGAGGGTGGCCACGACAGCCGCACGAAGAAGGGAGCCCGCGCATGACCACCGACAACAAGACCGCGCCAGTCGATGTGCTGGCGGTGATGGAAGAAGACGCTGACCGCATTGATGCCGAATTCGGCGAGGGCACTGGCGACAAGCTTCGCAACGCCCGCGCCGTAGTGTCCGAGCTGATCCAGATCGCGCTGGAGTTCAGTGACTACGTGGCCATAGACCATAACGATACGTCACTGCTGGACCGAAAAGACCTGTGGGACCGACTTGGTTCGGCCGTATCCCGCGTCAAAGGAGAAGCAGCATGAGCGACAACAAGACCCTGGCGGACGCGCAGCCCGGTGGGAGGGTGAGGCTGGGGGATGCCCTGTTGCCCTGCCCGCTCTGCGGAAACGGTGCCGAGTTCGTTCCGTACAAGGACAACGGGCTCACCCTGAAGTGCAAGAGCATGGGCTGCATCCAGCGGCACCAGCGCACCCTCCGCTACGGCATCGAATGGTTGCGGGCCTCCATGACAGAACACTGGAATACGCGCGCCCTCTCCGCCCAGCCCTCCCCGGGTGGTCAGGGGGATGGCCTCGTGGAAAGCCTTGTCCAGGTCATGAACGCGAAGTACGACGGCTTGGGCTATCTCCCGGCAGACGTTCTCGGTGTACTGAACATGGCTGTGGAAGCACTCGCCGCCCGCCAGCCGGTGGCAGCTGACTATGTTGTGGCACTGGAAGTAGAAGTACATTCACTTCGTCAGCGTGCTGCCCGTGCGCACCAAATATGCAACCTGGCCCGCGTGACATACCCCGAGATTGGCGAGCTGGCCGACGATGGATGCCTGCACGAAGCTATCCACGACATCATGCGTGTTGAGCATGCCGCCCGCCATCCGGTGGGGGAGAAGGCGGAGTGTGTAAAGCTGGAGTGGCGAGACGGGTTCGGCAGTTGGCACCTTGTTCACTTCGATACCGAATACATCATCCACGGCGATTATCGAGTTACTCGTGCCGCCCGCCAGCCGGTGGGGCAGGAGCCGATTGGCCGCGTGTTCTACGTTGATCGGATTCTCAGCATCGAGTGGCGAGACGGCATGAAGCCGCTGGAGGGCGCGATGCTCTACGCCGCCCCCGCGCAGGCCGTGGACCTGGGCGACTTCAAGGCGCTGTATCGAGCCTACGTGCGCCTGCTGGAGTCGGGCCGGGATCGCATCCGGGATCTTGGCGGCACCTGCGATCCGGTCGATGTGATGGAAGCCAACGACGTAGACCTGCAGGCTGCGCGGCGCGTCCTCGACAGCCAGGCGGTGGGCAATGGCTGAGCAGACGATCACCCACATCGTTGTGAAGAACGAGCAGGCTCGCGAGCATGGGACCTTCTTCGTTGTGGAAGGCTGCGAGCAGCAGGGCAACGGCAACACCCGCTATTGGGCCCAGCTGACCTGCAACACGCCCTTCGGCGTGGTGGGAACCTTCTTCGGTTCCATGGGCGCGCCAGCGGCAAGATTCCTGCGTCGCTGTGGGAAGGGGTACATCCTCGGCCGGCTGTGGGGGCTGGAGACCGAGGTGTACAACGGCGACGTGGCGAAGGCCAATCTGATCAGGTGGGTGCTGCGGCAGCGCAGGCGCGTCGAGATGACCAACGAAGAAGCGCGCGAGCTGCTGGATGCCATCGACTGCGCGGACTTCGATAACGAGCACGGCTTCCAGTCGCTGGTCTACGGCAACCGCAACTTCTATCAGGCGTTCTCCGAGGGTGGCGGCAGCGACTACAAGGTGCCGAACCCGCAGGCCGAGGGCTTCTGGGAGCTTCTGTGGCCGGGCTTCCTGGCCGAGCTGGCACAGCGCGCAGAGGTGGCTGCCCATGGCTGACCAGCTGCTCACCGCTGCAATGGTCCACGTGTTCGCCCTGGCCGGGTTCCTGGCAGGCATCGCCACCCTGTGGGCGATCAGCCGCGCATGCCGCGCCGCGCGCGCCGGGCTTCGCTGGTGCTGGCGGAGGTGCGCTCATGGCTGACATCAAGAAGCGATCGGTCGAGATTGAGGCCAGGCTGCGCGAGCAGGTCCTGAACCACCGAAACATCAGCAACCCGCTGTACATGAGCGAGCAAGGCCGCCTGCTGCACGAAGCGGCGGAAACCATCGCGGCACTGCGGGCAGAAATGCAGCTGCGCGCTGCGCTGGCCACGAACTGAAGGAGACCAGCATGCAACTGATGACCCCCGAGCGGTGGCTGGCCCGCTACTTCGAAGAAGGCAGCCGCCCGTCCATGCAGGTGCTGAAGCGACTGCTGCGCGACGGCAAGCTGCCCGGCCGCAAGGTTGGCGGCACCTGGTTCATCGACGAACACGAATGGCTCGCCGGCGGCGATGATCTTGTCGCGCGAGTATTGGGTGAGGCAGCCTGACGATGGCACCGAGACAACGAAGCAAGAGCCGCCAGGGATGGCCGGCCAACCTGTACCCCAACCGGGACGGGTTCAAATACCGGCACCCGGTCACGAAGAAAGAGACGTGGATGGGCACCGACCAGGCCCGCGCGTTCGCCGCGGCCAAGAAGCTCAACACGCTGCTGGTGCCGACGAATGACCTGGTCGCCCGCGTGGTCGGCGGTGGCCACACGGTGAATGACGCTGTCGACGTGTTCGAGCGTGACGACATGCCGCACCGTAAATGGGGCGCCAAGAACATCGAGAACGCCCGTTCCCTCATCAACCGCATCCGCAAGCATATCGGCGAGCGGAACCTGGACAGTTTCAGCGTGAAGGACTGCGCCACGTTCATTCGTGAAGTCACCGAAAGCGACCGGTCCCGGCAGCTGTTCCGGTCCATGTTGACGTGGGTCTTCGCCTGCGCCGTCGAAGAAGGCTGGATCGACCGCAACCCGGCCGAGGTCGTGCGCAAGTTCCAGGCACCGCGCCAACGTGAGCGGCTGACCGCGGACGTCTACAAGAAGATCCATGCCAAGGCGCCGGCCTGGCTGCAGCTGGCCATGGATATCAGCTTGATGACCCTGCTGCGCCGCGAGGACGTAGTAAATCTGAAGTTCACCGACTATCACGACGGCCACCTGTGGGTGGTCCCGGGCAAAACCAAAACCACTACCGGCGTCCGCATGAAGATCGTGGTCAACGAGGAGTTGGCCGCACTACTGGCAAAGGCGCGCGACGACGTGGTCTCTCCCTACTTCGTGCACCGGCTGCCTTTGAAGGCCCGGCCGAGCAACAAGCGTGCGAAGGCTCGCGTGCACCACACGCAGCTCCTGCCTGAGCAGCTGAGCCGCGAGTTCCAGGACGTCCGCGAGTCAATCGGTTTGGTCGGCAAGCATCAGGTTTCATTCCACGAGATCCGCAGCCTTGGCGGCGCTCTACTGCACAACCAGCAAGGGTGGTCGGAAGAACAGGTGCAGCACCTTCTCACGCACAGTTCGCCGGCGATGACCGAGGTGTATTTGGAAGGCCACGAAAGGCCGTGGACCGAGATCAACACGGGCATCCTCGCCATTCGATAG